GTGTAGGTTAAGTGTACCAGAAAATCAGAGGAAGTACAATGCATCATGTCGAAGATGAACAGATTAGGGTGATCGTGTGGAAATTAGAGGCGTTGTCAAACGATTAAATTATCCGATACTAGAGCTTAAATTAAAAGATGATATAGATGTTGATGAGTTAAAAAAATATGCGGTGAAGGGTCATATTTATGGAGTATTCGAACCGGTGAATATGGAGACAACGACAGATTTGCAACGAAAGCATTTCTATGCGCTGTGTGGAGATTATTCAGCGTATACGGGTGTGCCTATAGAGGAGGCGGAGAGCTGGTTTAAGGTTCAGTTTATGATAGATGAACAGCTAGAAGAGTTGCCAAGTTTGAAGCGTAGTGGGGTGAGTAAGCAATGTACGAGTCGGTTATTAGAATATATGATTACGTATATGATCCAAAACGATATTCCCTTCAGGAAGAAAAAGTTTTATCTTACAACAGACCAGAGCAAGATGTTATACGCACTGACAATGAAGCGGCTTTGTTGGGTCTGTGGTAAGCCTCACAGTGACTTGCACCATGCAACTAATTTGGTTGGAATGGGTAGGAAGCGCAGCGGACATGAGCATGTCAATTCAAAGTTTATGTGCTTGTGTAGAAAACATCATCAAGAGGTGCATCAGATCGGATTGAGTGAATTTAGAGATAAGCATCATTTGAAAGAAATTAACTTAGGAAACGATGATCTAACCAAATTAGGAGTGAAGTAGATGGGATTAAACCAGGTAACATTAGTGGGCCGTTTGACGAAAGATATTGAATTGAAATATACGAATAATGGGACAGCCGTGACAAGATTTACCTTGGCAGTGAACCGTAATTATAAAAATAAACAAGGTGAATATGATGCCGATTTTATTGTGTGTCAGGCGTGGAGCAAGACGGCGGAGTTTTTGTCCAATCATGGCAGTAAGGGTGGTCGTCTCGGGGTAGTTGGGCGCATTCAAACACGGAATTATGAGGATCAGAATGGTAATCGTGTCTATGTGACGGAGGTTGTGACGGATCAGGTGGATATGATTGATTGGGCGAATGATAAGAAGACGGATGAGAATAAAGCAGCTAACCGTCATAATCCGCAACCAAACACAGATGATCCTTTCCAGAATGACACGATTGATATTGACGATAGCGACTTACCGTTTTAAGGAGGAGTAAAGCATGAGTGATGAAAAGCAAGCACCAAATTATTATTCAATCATTCCAGCTGATGTGCGTTATCACAAGGAGTTGCGCCCAAATGAAAAGTTATTATATGGAGAGCTTACAGCCTTGACAAATAGCAAGGGGTTTTGCTGGGCAAGTAATCAATATTTTGCAGAGTTGTATGGAGTAAGTAAGGAAACAGTCAGTCGTTGGATTGCGAATTTGGAAAAGTTTGGTTTTGTGACGCGAGAGATTATCCGAGATGATAAAAATGTGATAATCAGTCGACGAATTTACATTGACCCCTCCCTACAAAATAATCAAGACGTATTGACGCAGGGAAACGAAAACCCTGAACCGTTGACAAAAAAGTCAATACCCTCCCTACAATATAATCAAACCCCTATTGACAAAAAGGTCAAAGAGAATAATACAAGTATTAATAATACAAGTATGAATAGAAAGATATTGTCGAGTTCTGACGAACACGACGACCCACCTTTGCATGATCAAGTGATTAGCTATTTGAACAACCAAGCGTATAGACAGTTTAAGTCAACAACGAAAAAAACAAAATCATTGATTCGAGCAAGGGCGAACGAGGGATTCAACTTAGATGATTTCAAAACCGTTATAGACAAGAAAGTGGCTGAATGGAAAGATGACAGTGAGATGCAGAAATATATCAGGCCAGAGACGCTATTCGGCACTAAGTTTGAGGGGTACTTAAACCAGGATGCACCTAAAAAATCAAAACAAGAAGGGTGGTACGAACGAGATGAGTATGCAAGGAACTTCGCAAATCCTAGAACAGTTGATGAGTTTGACTTCGGAGACTGAGGAGGTATGCAGCAAACATTATTGTCACTTAATCAAAATGCCAGGATCACCTTATCCACCCTTTTGTCCGGAATGCGCTAAAGAGATCACCAGAGAGAAAGAAGAAAAGGTGGTTAAAGAGCGTACGGAGCGATCACTTGCTTACCGCAATAATTATTTGAGACACAGTATTTATGCAACACCGAAAACTAAAAAGTGTACGTTTGAAAATTATAGAGTGGTGGATGATGAGACGAAGCGAAATAAAGCAGCTGCGCTTAAGATTGCACGGCATATTTATAAAGGCAATGCAATTAATGTGTTGATGTACGGAGTGAATGGAACAGGGAAAACTCACCTGTCGATGAGTATTCTAAATAAACTGAGAGAGCATAACAAGGATATCAAGTGCTTGTTCATCTCAATGGATGAGGCGCTCAGACACTTGAAGTGGGGATATGAGAGTCATTCAACGAACACCTTATCAGAAATGGACTTACGTAAACGGTGTGCGGAAGCGGATGTGTTAGTGATAGATGATTTAGGGGCTGAGTTGGGCCGACTGAAGAAAGACGTTCAGGCATCTGATTGGAGCTATAAAGTATTGAATGGGATCGTCAGCACACGAAGTAATAAGAGCACGATTTATACAAGTAATTTAAACATGAAAGAGATTGCACAGGCATTTGATGGGCGAATAGCTAGTCGGATGATGGAGAATCAAGTGACATTGACCTTTGAACAGACGACGGATAAACGGGTTAATGGGATACAGGAGGGAACAGAATGAGTTTAGCAAGCCATAGTTCCTTAAATTACACGAGTGACACATTAGGGTACCTAACCTATTACTATGTGTTCAAAAACGGATCAGAAGCTAACGTCGTACGTCATAGCGAAGATAAACACGGTCGGTTGATCTATGATGTGTTTTACCGGAAGACGGAAGAGCAGAAAACAAGAAGTTTATTAAATGCGACGGAAGTGGATGTGTTGCTATTGTTAAATTATTTAGATGAGGGAGATGAAGCATGTGGAGCTGTTCGGGTTTGATGAGAAGTCGTTGTTAGCGGTGGAGAAAGAAGCAGATGGAAAGTGGCGTGTCTGGACTGGAGATGAATGGAAGTTCCAGTTGAACACGTATCTAGACGCACTAAGATACGCCTTGCGATTAGGTGGAGATAAAGTTGGGCAAGCAGTTTGGCACGAGGAATTGCAATGCAACGGGTACATCCACGTCACAGAGGTTCAACCAAACTACGAAGAGAAGCGAGTGGCTGGCTATGAGTGATATGGTGATTATATGCGAGAAGATGAAGTGGCTTTGGAGGAAAACGGATCTAGAACGCATCAGACAAGCCCACTTTGAGAAGATGAATGTATTTGAGATAGCGGAGATGATGCAGGAGGACCCAGACGATGTAGCATTAGCACTCTTTCATTTGAGTCAGGAAGGGAAATTACGTAAGGCAGCGAGAAGATGGAGATAGAGAGGGAGAATGTAGTATGAGTGTACTAATTGAACACGAGGTAGAGCATTTAGCAGAGTGGTTGAGCACGAAAGATGCGGGTGAATTAGCAGAGAAAATTGATGTGGCATTATCTGTAGCATACAAGATCAAACGAGGAACCTATTATAGTTCAAGAGATATAATGAGACGGTTAATGAAAGTCTACGGTGTGGATACAAAAACATTGCTTGGAGAGCCCGTTCCTTATATCGAGTATCCGCTAGATGATGTGGGGAAGCGAATTAGACAGGCACGTGAAGATGTGTATATGACGTGTGACAAGCTAGCAGAAGAATTAAATGTAAGCTTTAAAAGCTTACTAAGCTGGGAGCGTGGGAGACATACACCAAACCGATATATGCTGGAAGATATTGCCTTCTTGACTGGTCTGAGCGATGAAGAATTCTTTACGATGACCTTACTTGACCTTAGCCATTTGGGACCTTATCTTAAACAGATTCGTAAGGAACGGGATATGTCAAAAATGGAGATGGGGTTAGTTGCGGATGTAGCGAGTATGACTATCATGCAGTGGGAGCGGGGAGCGCACACACCCAATATTCGGTCGATTAAATATATTGCGGATTTAGTTGGATTGTCGCTGAGTGAATTCGCAGAGAAGGCGAAACAGAAAGAAGTAGAAGGGTTTAGTGAAGAGAACTATAACAGAAACAAAGGCCCATGGGAATCAAAAGATATGCTGTTAAATTATCAACCTTAAGAATACGGAGGGACATGATGAAGCGACTGAGTGAGTTTAAATCTGCTGACGAAGGATACTATTTGAGAGATTTACAGGTATTTCTTGAGTACGCGGAAGCTGAAGAAGTCGTGGAAACAACAGAGGAGCAAGAGATGCGGTTTGATTTAATTGAATTGGGGAAGATGGCAGTTGATTATGCAGCAAGATTGGAGAGGGGAGGGTATGGCGATTAACGAGATGATTGTATTAAGCAGAGAAGTGCTCATGAAACCAGATATGCCGATTGCACTGATTTATGTTGTAGTATTGCTGTCTTTGCTATACCGCATGAATTACTACGTGAATTACTATCATGAACGAAATAAGCGATTGAGTAATGTTTGTTCGGTTGTAGCGGTGCTATTGATGATAGGCGTGGGTGATGCCTTTGTAAATAAGCGGTTCTATCAGCAAGTGGAGCGTGTGGAAGTCATCGGTCAATTTGAAGGCTTTGATAAGATTGTGAGAGATCGTGGCTATGAAGTGGTTGGACGCAGAGGAGATATTGTTGTGCTGGAAAGGGAGTATGACCAGTGATAGATGAACGTGCTTGGCAAAAGTGGGCATGGGACTTGGCGAACGCTATAGAAAAGGCGCTTGCTGAACAACAAGAAAAGATAGATGATTTTGAAGATATACTACAAAAATTAAAAGGAGAACAAGTTATGATAAGACATTTAATTGATGATGTGATTGTGTGGTTCCACGAGCGTAATATTGCTAAAGGAAACGGCGATGGACAAGTGAAGAAGTTATTAGAAGAAGTGTATGAATTTCAAGAAGCACACCAGAATCACAATGATTTTGAAGCAAAAGACGGAATTGGCGATATCTTGGTTGTTTTAATCGGCTATTGCCTGCAACGTGGATGGACGATTGAAGAATGCTTACAGCAAGCATATGACGAGATTAAGACACGTCAAGGACACGTAAATGATGAGGGGATATTCGTGAAAGAATGTAAGGATGGCCAATGTAAAATTTAAGGAGTGGTGACGTGAGAAGTGAGCTAGAGCAAGTGTTGAAAGATTATTATAGCGGTGAGTTAGCGACTAGAATCGAGATACGCAAGCTGGAGCTCGCTTATCCGTCTCAAATCAAGAATGAAGCTAATGACAGAGTGAGTGAGAGTGGTGGAGTAGGTAGTCCGACAGAACAAGTAGTCATTAAACGTGTAATGGATCTGAAGCTAGCTACGCTAGAACGAAGAATGAAGTGCATAGAGAAGTTTTTGACTAACTTGGAAGGGTCAGATAGGGTCATTTTAGAATATCGCTATAGACGGCAATATAGATGGTTTAAGATAGCACAGTTAGTGAGCATGAGTAAGGCGACTTGTCACCGTCATCATAATGATATGCTGTTAGAATTGGGTAAGTATTTAGCATGGGATATGTAGTGTCTCATTATATTGAGACTTTTTGGCCGAATAAGGGTGGTATAATTGTATAGTAAGGAGTCTAGGTAAAGGAGGTGACGACATGCGTGCCGACCGAATTGGTGCTCATCGTGCGAACTATGAACGGAATCGCAAGCGGGTGATGCGCACACAATCAACGTGTGGGATTTGTCACCGACCTGTCGACTTAAGTCTGAAGGTGCCTAACCCAATGGCTGGAGTTGTTGACCACATTGTTCCAATCAATAAAGGTGGACATCCAAGTGACATCAGTAACCTACAGCTAGCACATCATACGTGCAACAGGCAGAAGTCAGATAAACTATTCAAACATGAAGTAACACAAGAAAGTAAAGTGCTTGGTAATCGAGTGTTGCCACAGAGCAAAAATTGGAAAAATTACAAATTTAGTCGTTCGTGATTTTCTCAATTCTGGACATAGGGGGGGATACCACCCCCGGCGTCCGCGGTTCTGGGGTTCCGCCGTTACTGTGCACTTTTTCTCGTGAAAGGAGACTTTTATATGGACGATATTAGAGGAATACCCTATTTACGGCGAAAATTGAACGCGAGACAAAATCGAGTGAATTTAAGATATAAGCAATATGACATGAAACATCAGGAATTAGATCCTGGGCTAACGATACCGCCTCGGATGCGCCAACAGTATAAAGCAACGATTGGTTGGTGTGCAAAAGCGGTAGATAGCTTAGCCGACCGATTGATATTTAGAGAATTTGATAATGATAACTTTGATTTGAACCAAATTTTTCAGATGAATAATCCAGATACATTTTTCGATAGCGCCATTCTCTCAGCATTGATTTCATCGTGCTGTTTTATTTATATCTCAATGGGGGATGAGGGTGTTCCGCGCTTACAGATTATTGAAGGAGCGAATGCAACGGGGGTGATTGATCCGATTACGGGGTTGCTAAAGGAAGGCTATGCGGTGCTAAAACGTGATGAGATGGGGCATGCGGAACTTGAAGCGCATTTCTTACCAGGAAAGACGGTTTATTATCGTGCGGGGAAGGTGATTGATGTTTATGATCATCAGGTGGCTCATCCATTGCTTGTGCCGATTATTCACCGTCCTGATGCAGTTCGTCCGTTCGGTAGGTCACGGATTACTCGTTCGGCGATGTATTATCAGAAGTTCGCTAAGCGGACGTTGGAGCGAGCAGATATTACGGCGGAGTTCTATTCGTTCCCGCAGAAGTATGTGGTGGGGACGAGTCAGGATTCTGAACCAATGGACAAATGGAAAGCGACAGTCACATCACTGTTGGAGTTCACGAAGGATGAAGATGGGGATGTGCCGAAGCTAGGACAGTTCACGACGTCGAGTATGTCACCGTTCACGGAGCAGTTGAGAACTGCAGCTGCTGGGTTTGCGGGAGAAACTGGACTGACATTGGATGATTTGGGGTTCGTGTCAGATAATCCGTCTAGTGCTGAAGCGATTAAAGCAAGTCATGAGACGTTAAGAATTATGGCGAAGAAGGCTCAGCGGAATTTCGGAAGTGGATTTTTAAATGTGGGGTATTTAGGGGCGTGTTTGCGTGATAATTATCCTTATTTGAGACATCAGTTCTACTTAACGAAGCCGAAGTGGGAGCCGGTGTTCGAGGCAGATGCAAGTACATTGTCACTGATTGGGGATGGTGCGATTAAGATTAATCAAGCGTTGCCTGGTTATATTACGGGCGAGACGATTCGTGATATAACAGGAATTATTGGGGATGTGACGGCTAAGCCTGAGATAGGTGATGTGGATGGTTAAGGATGTT